CCCCGTGGCGTGAATGGGATGGAGAAGTATTCCGACAGAGGAAGCATCTATCGCAAGTCAACCCCAATTGCGGTGAAGGGAAGTCTGATCTACAACCACTACATTGATAAGTTGAAGTTGGGGAAGAGGTATCGGAAGATCATCGACGGAGACAAAATCAAGTTCCTCCATCTGGTGAAACCGAATCCATTGGGTGGTGTTGCAGGGCAAGATCAAGTGATTGCATTCCCAAACAGCCTCCCGAAAGAGTTTGAACTTGAGGACTATATTGATTATGATATGCAGTTTGAAAAAGCATTCCTGCATCCACTCAAACACATCTTGGAGAAGATTGGCTGGAACTGGGAACATGTTTCTACGTTAGAAGGATTTTTTGGATGATAGAACACAAGACTGCGTTGTTCATTATAAATATGCTTGAAAGCAAGTTAGAAAGCCAGAGACGGCTTTTAATATCTCAACAAAAGGACAGCGGCTGTCCTATGAAAATCTACCAAAATACATTGGACTTGTGTGAAGAATTAGAGTATACTATACAACAAATGGAGAAACAGATGATTGAGAATACACCTATGGATAAACACATTGAACAAATGACCTTTTCGTTTATGAACGCAAATGACGGAGAGCAGATGTGGTTCCCTTGGGCACAGGCAGAGAAACCAATTGATCCAAAACCACGAAAACGAACCAAATTGCGAAAGAAGGGCAATAAAAAATGAACATACAAAACGTCAAACTGAAAAGCGGCGAGGAAATCATCTCTGATCTAACAGAAAATGAAACTTCGTACAATATGAAAAATCCATGCATACTCGTTCCGTCTGGGGAACACGGTATCGCAATGGCTCCGTGGATGCCATTTGCAAAAATCAGCAAAGACGGGATTGACATCCCTAAAAGTTCTGTGCTTTTGGTTGTAGAGATTATTGATGAAATTGAAGCACAATACGAGCAGCAATTCGGGAGTGGTATCATTACACCGCCTACTAAAGTAGTAGAACCTGCTACTGGTAGTCTAAAACTAACGACCTGAGGTGAAAAATGAGAAATACGTTTCTAAACAGCATTATCAAGGAAACTGGAAATAAATATGCAACGATTGCGTCGGACGGGATCGATGGTTCTGATGTTACTTCTTGGACTAACACTGGATCTTTTGCTCTTAATGCCTTGGTTAGTGGTTCTCTTTATGGTGGGATACCTTCTAACAAGATTACAGCACTAGCAGGGGAATCAGCAACAGGAAAGACATACTTTGCTCTTGGTGTTTGTAACAAATTCCTTCAAGACAATCCCGATGGGTACATTTTGTATTTCGATACCGAATCTGCTGTTACATCTGAAATGATCACAGATCGAGGTATCGATGCGAATAAAGTTGGTATTTTTCCAGTTACCACCGTCGAAGAATTCAGACATCAGGCAATCAAAATTGTGGACAGTTATAATGAACTGAGTCAAGATCAAAAGAATCCAGTGATGATTGTTTTGGATTCTCTTGGGATGTTATCTACTGAAAAGGAAATGACAGACACCGCCGATGGAAAAAGCACCAGAGACATGACCCGAGCCCAATTGATCAAAGCAACATTTCGGGTGTTGACGTTGAAACTGGGTCAAGCAGGCATCCCTCTAATTATGACGAATCACACATATGCTGTGATTGGTTCAATGTACCCCACCAAAGAAATGGGTGGAGGTTCTGGGTTAAAGTATGCCGCGTCTACGATCCTATACCTCTCAAAAAGAAAAGTGAAAGAAGGCACGGATATCATTGGGAATGTCATTCACTGTAAACTAGAAAAAAGCAGACTCACCAAAGAGAATTCTATGGTTGATGTGATGCTCGATTACAAGACGGGGCTCAATCCATACTATGGGTTGGTAGATATTGCCTTGAAGTATGAGATCTTCAAGAAGGTATCTACTAGAATCGAGTTGCCAGATGGTACGAAGGTATACGAAAAAACCATCTACAAAAACCCCGAAAAATATTTCACTGAAAACGTGATGGAGCAGTTGGAAATTGCAGTAGCCAAAGAATTCAAGTATGGGACACCAGACGAAGAAATCAAACCAGAACTTACAGATGTCAGTTGAATACACATACACAACTCACCCCGAATCAAATAACCAGCCAGTAGAAATCACTAATGGTGAATATAGAGGTATGGTGTTTGATGTAGGAAGAGTGAGTTTTTATGAAAAAGATGATCAACATCACATCAAATTCGACTATAATGTACTGGTTGGAGAAGACCCACATACCGAAGAGTTTAACACTCTTGTGGGTGACATTGTTGTGGATATTCTAGAACGAGAATTTAAAGATGGAACTCTGGTGAGCAATAATGACTATAGAACAATCGATCCTGACAAATCTAATAAAGAATGAAGTTTACTCACGACAGGTTCTGCCCTTCTTAAAAGAAGAGTATTTCTTCAATAAAATTGAGAAGACCGTATTCAGTACTATCTACTCCTTTATCAACAAGTACAATTCACTCCCAACAGAAGAAGCCATTTCTATTGAGGTGGAGTCTATGAAGACCTTAACAGAAGGAGAGGTCCGAGATGCCACAGAACTTATCTCGTCTATATTTGCAGAAGAAGTAGAATCAAATAATGAATGGTTATTAGAATGTACCGAGACTTTCTGTAAAGACAAGGCAGTATACAATGCAATTATGGAATCGATCCATATCATCGATGGAAAGTCAAAAAACGAATATACGGAAAATGCAATCCCCGAGATACTCTCTGATGCTTTATCCGTGTCATTTGACACTCATATCGGTCATGATTACATTGAAGACGCAGAAGAACGATTCAAGTTTTACCATAAAGTCGAAACTAAAGTCCCGTTCGATCTAACATTCATGAATACTATCACCAACGGCGGAACTCCTCAGAAGACATTGAATATTGTGATGGCGGGAACAGGAGTCGGTAAGTCACTCTTTATGTGTCATCATAGTGCTAGTTGTTTGTCACAAGGACTGAATGTACTCTATATCACTTGTGAAATGGCAGAAGAAAAGATTGCAGAACGCATAGATGCTAATCTTATGGACATTACTATGGATGATTTGAAATCCCTACCAGAAATGTCATATGCAAAGAAGATACAAAAAATCCAGAAGAACAATTGTGGTAAATTGATCGTTAAGGAATACCCCACAGCCACAGCAAACAGCAATCATTTCCGACATCTTCTTGATGAATTGAAACTCAAAAAGAAATTTAAGCCTGATATCATATTCGTGGATTACCTCAATATCTGTGCATCATCCCGAATGAAAATGAATGCAAGTGTTAACTCATACACATACATCAAAGCAATTGCCGAGGAGTTGCGTGGATTAGCCGTCGAGTACAACGTACCTGTTTGGTCGGCAACACAGGTAAACCGTAGCGGATTTACTTCAAGTGATTTTGGAATGGAAGATACTTCAGAATCATTTGGATTACCAGCAACCGCAGATTTTATGATTGCTTTAATTGGAACAGAAGAACTCGATTCGTTGAATCAGATTCTCGTAAAACAACTCAAGAATAGATACAACGATGGGATGTCAAATCGAAAATTCCTCGTAGGAATCAATCGAGCAAAAATGAAACTTTTTGATTTAGAGGATGCAGCCCAAAATGGTCTGGTTGCATCAGGACAACCACAAACCTCAAATATCAGTTTTGATAGCACGTTTAAAAAGAACACAGACAAAAACAAATTTAACAACTGGAAAGTTTAGGAGAATCTTATGCCAGACAACATCGAACCCGAAGATCAAGAACTGCAAGAATGGAAAGAATGGGCAGAAAAATGGGCTGCCATTGATGATGAGGATTCTGAAAAAAAGGAAGATGAGTGACCGCATTCGTAGACAAAATGTTCATTGATAGGGTTTCCTCCACCCTAAGAAACTTCAAATGGAAAAAGAGCGACTTGGCAAACTGTTCTTGCCCTATATGTGGAGATTCGTCCAAAAACAAGAACAAAGCAAGAGGATACTTCTACCAAAAAGGTAATGATTTTTTCTATAAATGTCACAACTGCGGCGCGGGACACAACATACATAACTTCTTGAAAGAAGTGTCCCCGTCACTATGCAAAGAGTATTCTCTGGAGAGATACCGCAATGGCGAAAACGGGAAATCAAACTACAAGAAACCCAAGGAAGAAGAAGTGTTCAAGTTCAAAGACTCAAAACCCAAGTTCAAGAAGAAGGATGCCA